AGGTGACAGTGGAGTCATCGGACCGCCTGTTGACTTATCCGTGAGGGTATTCCGGCATGAGCCTCGCTCGTCTTGCCATGCGCATCGCCGCCGCCCGCGCCCTTCATGGTGCGACACTGGCGGGGCCCCGAGTCTATGACAGTGCCGTTGCGCCCATCGACCAGACGATTGCCGAGGAGCGCCAGCCGATCCTGATCGTCACCACCGATGATCATGAGATGGAGGTGACGGGCCGCGACCTGTTCCATGGCAATGTGTCCTGCGACCTCGTCATCGAAGCTGCCATTGCCGCGCGGGTGGAGATTGCCGGTGAGGAGAGTGTGATCACCATCCCGCACACGGACGAGGGCATGGAACTCGCCCTCGATCTCATGGAGCACCAGGTCATGGCGGCGCTGACGCGCGAGCGCAGCGACTGGTCGCGCGTATGGATGAAGCTCGTGCCGCGTATCTCGCGCCGATTGTCGCGGCGCGGAGCATCGGTCGAGAAGGGTGTTCGTTTTGCCGCGCGGCAGATCGTGCTCACCTGCGACCTGATCGAGGCACCGACCGATGGCGCGGCCATCTCTGCGGGCACGGCATGGGCGGATCTGCTGTCCGTTATGGAGGAGGACACCGATCTGATTCCCATCGCCCAGATGCTGCGCTCGGAGATCGAAGGTGCGCCACTCGCCGACTGGCGCCGTGCGGCCAACATGCTGGGCATCCACCTCGAAAGCGCCGACGCAATTGGTCTTGGACCTGTGCTGGATCTCTCTGAGGACCCGCAAATGTTCGAGGAAGGCGAGGTGGCGGGCAGTCTCGATCCTGTCGTTGTGAACCACCAGGCGTCGCTGGCCCACATCGCTGATGCGTGAGGTCGTCGAACTTGCCGCCCGTATCGCTGAACTTGAACGCCGCTTCTCCGGCGTCATGCGGCATGGAACTGTCGAAGAGTTCGATGCTGCCCGGCAGCGGGTCAGACTGAATTTCGGCAAGGATGTCGAAGGCAAGCCCTTCCTTTCACCCTGGGTGCCCTACGCCCAGATCGCAGGCGCGCTGAAGGTTCATACGCCGCCGTCGAAAGGCCAGCAGTTCACGGCGCTGTCGCCCAACGGCGACTGGCAGCAGGCGGTCGCGCTGCCGATGACCTGGAGCGATCAAAACAAGTCACCCTCGAGTAATGACGACGAGAACGTTCTCACCTACGGAAACGTCACCGCAACCATCAAGGACGACCTCTGCGAGGTCGTTGTTGGCGCCGCCAGCCTGAAACTCACATCTGCCGCTGTGACGATCAAGGTTGGCGGCGTCAACGTTGAAGTGAGCGATGCCGGCGTCGCCATCACCGGCGGCAAGGTTACGCATGATGGCAAGAACATCGGGTCCACCCACATCCATGGCGGAGTGGTGCCCGGCGGCGGGCTGACCGACGTGCCAGCGAACTGAACTCCAGCAAAGGATTGACAGATGCCACGCTACGCCATCACCGAGAGGGCGGGCCCCTTCGTCGCGGCCCATCGCAACACCGGGGTCGGGACCGTTCTCGACCTCACCGAACGCCAGGCGGAACACGAGCTGCGGCTTGGCACGCTCGTCAGGCTGACCGAGCCCAATGGGAGCGCTGCCGTTGAGCCCCGGATCGATCCTCCTATTGTCGCGCCTGCGCCTCCTGAACCCTCCACCGCACCGGCAAGCGAACAGGAAGCCATTGTGCCGCCTCCCTCGCGCAAGCCGAAGCGGTCTGCTACGTGAACCTTCGCAATCCCTCGGTCGGTCTCGATGCCGCGACCGGTGGCACGGTCACCGGCTGGGACCATGTCATCCAGTCGCTACGGGACATATTCGACACCCGTTTCGGCTCGCGCATCATGCGCGAGTGGTACGGGTCCTTCGTCCCCAACCTGCTGGGCCGCCTCATCACGCCCGACGAGGTGGTGCCGTATTTCGCGGCGATTACCTCGGCCATCGAGCAGTGGGAGCCCCGCTTCCGGGTCACCCGCATCGAAGCCGTGAAGGTCACGCGCGATGGGCAACTCCATATGTTTCTCGAGGGCGAATACCGGCCGCGCGCCGTCTACGGCGATTTTACCGCGGCAGGTGCCAGGCGGCTCGACGCCTACGCCAATCCGGACGGCCTGCTGATCGAGGAGAGGCTGTCGCAATGAGCCGCTTCACCGCCATCAATCTCTCGGGGCTCGCTCCGCCGGATATCATAGAGACGTTGGACTACGAGGCCATCGTCAGCGCGATGCGCAACGATCTCGTGGAACGCTTTCCGCTCATTGCAGGCGTGATCGACCTCGAGAGCGAGCTGGCGCGGAAGCTCATCGAGGCCTTCGCCTACCGCGAGGTTCGTCTCCGGGCTCGCATCAACGATGCGGCACGGGCCGTCCTGCTGGCCTCGTCCTACGGCACGAACCTCGATCATCTGGGCGCTCTGTTCGCCACCGCGCGGCAGGCTGACGAGACGGACGACAGGTTCCGCCGCCGCATCCAGCTGGCGCCCGAGGCTTTCTCGGTCGCCGGACCCGAGGGAGCCTACCAGTACCATGCGCTGACGGTGGCGCCGTGGGCACGGGATGTCTCGGCGGTCTCGCGGCGGCCGGGCGTGGTGCGCGTCACTGTGCTGAAGGAAGGCGCCGACCCCGTGCCGACGCTCGCTGAGCGCGAGGCTGTGCGGCTTCATCTCGGCAATGAGGCAATCCGACCGCTCACCGATGTGGTGGAGGTGCTTGCACCCATCATCCGGCGCACGCGGATCGTTGCGAAGCTGACCCTGTACCCCGGCCCCGATGCGCAAGTGGTGCGCCAGCGCGCACTTGCCGCCGTCACATCATGGGTGGAGAAGAACCGCATGCTCGGCATGAACCTCCGGCGCTCGGCACTCTACGCCGCGCTGCATCAGGAGGGCGTCCATTCGGTCGACCTCGTATCACCGGTCGAGGATCTCGTTCTCGATGTCACCGAGGTCTACGCCGTCGAAGCCATTGAACTTGCCGTCAGTTCTATCCGCGACGAGTGACGGTATGACCAGACAGACCCTGCTGCCGCCCAACCACACGGCGTTTGAGGAGGCATTCGACCTCACCGGAGCGCAGATCGATGATCTCGCCGTCGATATCCCAAAGCTGGTCCGCCCCTGGGATATCCCGGCCACGCATCTGGCCTGGCTGGCCTGGGGCCTGTCGGTGGATCTCTGGGAGAAGGAGTGGTCAGAGGAGACGCACCGGACGCTGACGGCCCGCTCGCTGCCGATGCATGCCCGCAAAGGCACACAGGCCTCGATTGCAGAGCACATCCGCATCATGGGCGCGGATCCGCGCCGCTTCATCGTTCCCCCGGCCAAGACTTTCATGATGGAGGGCCTCACGGAGGAAGAGCGGCAGGCCTTCCTCGCGCGGTTTCCGCAGCTACGCATCTATCCCTTCGTCGCGCGGGGCACGTACCGGTTTGCGCATTTCACGTCGGCGGCATTCGGCAGAGCCAAGGCATTTCTGGATGCGTCCTGCATCAAGGATGTCGGGGCGTGGTCGCGCTACATCCGGACGGCCCGACTCTGGGACCGGGGCGAGGAAACGACGCTCACCATTCGCGCCGTGACGCCCGAAGGTATCGGAAGGTTCCACGCTGCGGAATTTGACGAGGTGATCCTCGGCGCAAAGCCGACGAGGGCATTGCATCTCGACACGACGCCGAAGGCGAGGGCGTTTCTGGTAGACGATTTCGGGGTGGCGCAGCGCATGATCCGTATCCCGCGCGATGCCAGCTACAGCTACCGTCTGGGCCGCGAGACCTGGACGACGACATATCCGAAGGCTGACCTTGTCGACGTCAGGCCGCAGAGTATCGCCGAACGGCACGAGGGCCAGCCGAACGCCCTCTACGCAACACGCCGGCAGTTCATTGCGGGCAAGCACATGCCACCGACCATCGCGTGGCAGCACATCTACGAGCGCTGGCACATCCACGATCCGGACCGGGTGCCGGATGTGCGCATCCGCTCGACCCACCTCGGGTTCACGCGGCTCGGAATGCCGCCATATCACGCCGAGGTCCGCACGCGGATCAAGGGCAGGCTTGCCCCGCGCACGGCAGGACCCTTCGTCAACGGCTACCTGATGGCGGGCAATCGCAAGCCCATCGCGGCCATTCGTGAGGCGGTCCGTGTCTCCAAGTCTCTTCGGGACAGGATCCTGCTCGACACCAGGACCTGGCGTTTCCCGCGCGCAGGCGACCGCCTCAAGGTCGGAATGGTGACGCTCGGGCGCTTCATCGAGGCATAGAAGGAATCACGTCGTGGAAAGCCAGGTAATCTTCAGGGACCGGCAGGAACTGCAGTCCGCCGACCTCAACAACATGCAGGACTTCACCCGCGCGTCCGTCGACCACATCGTCAAGGATGCCATCGACGGCGGCAAGGCCTATTCGGGCTTCACGGCCTCCAAGACCGCGGCGACCGAGATCACCCTTTCATCGGGCCGCCTCTATGCGGGCGGCGAGGTCCATGCCCGCAACGAGAACGTCGTCATCGACGTCTTCAATTCCCTGCCGCTGGTGACCAGGAAGCGCGTGGCGATCGTGGCGTTCGGGCAGTCGGTCGATACCGACGTGCAGCCGCGCGATTTCCTGATCGACGCGCAGGTCGGCACGACCGAGCCGCAGAGCATCGCCATGGAGAACCTGCGGCGCGCCGAGCTTTCGGCTGTGGCGGGAACGGAAAGCCCCGACCCAGCCTATCCGCCGACCGACGCCAATGTCGTCGTGATCTGCTATGCCTTGCTCGACACGTCCGGCATCGTCTCGATCGAGCAGTGGACGGCGACGCAGCTGCCAAACCTCCGGCTCGTGTCTAACCGCACGACCGCTCTCGAGGTCTGGCGCGGACAGATCAGCGGGCAGGTCGATACGCTGAAGACGGACCTCGCGGCCCTCGCGGACCGTCTCAAGCTCTACGCCAT